CAGGAATACTTATGGAAATAGTTGGGTCACTGATGGAAATAGTGGTAGATACCGAAGTGCTGGTTTACTATTACCCAGCACTTCGTCCCACTTCGTCCCAACCCTAAATAGGAAAGTCACTTCGTTCCAAATTCGCCGAATTTCGCGAATTCAGATGAAAAATTTTAATTTAAAAGGTTAGGCCATTAACTCCTATGAGACTAAAAAGAAATAAAATATTCATCAAGAACGAAGTGAATTATTTTAAAATGTCTACTCGCAAAAGTGTTAAGTATCATGGTACTCCTAGTACCTCCCCAGCAAAAACTTATTATAAGGGTGTTAAAAACCGTCGCCAGGCGGCTGTTGTTTCTGTACGTGGTCTTCCTACTGGTGCACTTGCTGAGACTATAAGGGCTGCTCGCTCTGGGGCTTATGGTAGTCTGCAAGAGGTCAAGTTTTTCGACTGTTCTGTAGGTAATCCTGCAACTACTGGCCCGTATGGTCTTATCACTGTAACTGGTGCTGTTGGTGCTGATCCTGCACCCAACTTTGTTGGGATAACTGAGATTAACAATGTTAATCAAGGTGCTAACTCTTATGACAGGATTGGTACCAAAATAGTTATCAAATCCATTCATCTGTCCTTTATTGCCAGTATTGGAGGTACCACTCCTGCTAGCTCTGCTATAAGGTACCTCCTTGTCTATGACAGGCAGCCTAATGGTGGCTTTCCTCTGATTACTGATATCCTTTCTAGGAACCTTGGTACTTCCCCTATATTTACTACTGGGTTGAATATGAGCAACAGGGCTCGTTTCTCAATTATCAGGGACTCTTATGCTGACATATCCAATCAAGATCCTGTAATGTCTTTCAGTACCTTTGCAAAAGGGCGCTGGGAAACTGATTTCAAAGCTAATACTGGTGCTATTGGTGATCTTGCAACTGGCGCCATCTACTTTGTCTGCTTCTGTGCAGTTGGAGGTTCTGCTGTCAGTTATGTAACTCTGACAAACATTCAATCCAGGATCCGTTACTACGATTGAACAAAACAAAAGTTGAAAAGCTAAGAAAAGAAAAAGAAAAAAAGAACTTTCTTTTTTTATTTTGTGTCTCTCTTTTGATCACTTCCACTGAGCCAGAATATCATCCCTGACAAATGGCTCATCATCTATGATGACCATGTCAGCATCTTGTGGGGCATCTGCAACTGAGACACTTGCCTTCTGGCGTTTTAGTGTAGCTGCAGGTTGATCATCATCATCCACGATAACTGGAGTAACAGACCTTGGAGGAACAGATGCAGCTGCTGCCTGTGGAACTTGAATAGGAACAGTTTCTTTGCGAGGAAGAATACCAAATGTTTGACACATTTTGATCTTCTTCCACAGTTCATCGCGAGTTGAAGCCTCGATGTAGCTCATTTTGTCTTGCAGTGGTGGAATTCCTTTGCCCAAGCGACGATACAGAGCATCCAGCTCTGGTTTCCTTGATCCGTCCTCGTTCTTGTACCAGAGACCAGGTTCAAAGTTAGAAGTTATGATGACTGTATGAAAACGAGCAGGGACAAGACCACCTTTTATTTCCAAACGAAGAGGGTATGGATCCAAGATTTGAAGCATCTTCTGTAGCTGGACTTGCCCTTTGAACTCTTCAAACATCACAGCATCTTGACCAGTGTAGCCATCCCACCACAGACCTGAATTGCCCATGTTAACGACGTAGATGTCAGGGAAGAGTTCGTGAGCAGCCCAGCTTTTCCCTACTCCTGTGGTTCCAACCATTGTCACTATCCTGAGATTGTCACGCCTTGGAGGTGGTGCGAGAGCTGCAAGCTTGAGACACCCGGACGAGTATTTGAGAAAGACTGCTGGGTCGATCTTGCGAATGTCTCCATCTGCCATGAGTGATTGAGCAGCTGCTGCCAAGTCAGTCCTTTCTCCTTGTCCTTTAGGACGAGATCCCAGCTCCCAAGGGCCCTCCAGACGTTCCTTGGACTTTGTACAGTAGCTGTAGTTCTGTTCTGCATTCCCCTTGGCAGCCAACAAATGAGCACGTTCAAACACGTTGAAGACTTCTCCTTCAGCAGTTTTAGAAGTGATCTTCTTGATCCAGCTCATGCGTTGTGGACTAGCCAAACTGATGTAGCCTTGCAGATGTGGAGTTCCTTTGTCGCCCTTTTCCAGTTGGTACACAACGTAACGCACGCTCTCTGGGAGACCATCTGGAAAGAGAATCTTGCGTGTTGGGTTGTTCTCAGTAAAGCACCAAGCGCGTGCCTTCTTTGAAGCGTCTGCAGCCGTACCAGCCTCTGTTGTTGTTGTTGTAGTTGACATGAAAACTTCGCTTCACTCCTGTTGTTTCTTTTTAATTAATTTCGAAGCTAGTGGCAAATGGCCAAAGATATTTAAATTGAAAATATCTGGAAAATCATTCCGCGAAAATGTGCCACGTAGAAAGCCACGTGGCACATGGAAAATGCCACGTAGGCATTCCAAAAATAGAAACTGCCACGTAGACACTCTAAAAATAGAAAATGCTTTGCTCCTGTATAGGCACCCCTGAGATAATCGCCGCATCTCATGAGCTTTAATGAAAGTGGGGGGGAGGAGGCCGAAGGCCTCCGAGGGGGGGGCCCGGGAGGGACCCCCCCCGCAGCGTAGCAGGAATACTTATGGAAATAGTTGG